CAATCGTCTTCACTTATGATACCTTTTAAGATTAATTGTGTTCTTAATAAATCATTAAAAAGTTCAGTAAATTTCTTTCTTAATCTTTGAACAAATTTAGTAAACTTCAATTCATCTCTAGTAATTTCTGAAGCTCTACCTAAATTAAATCCTTGATTTGCTTCTAATCTACTTGCTGGAACATTTAAACTTCTATAAAGTTTTGCTCTAAAGTATTCTATATCAGCAATCTCTCCAAGATTTTGTCCGCCAGGTAGTGTAGTAATATCTGTACCTCTACCACCTTCTCTACTTGGTAACCAAAAGTCCTCTAACATTGACATATAGTTTCTATCATCTCTAATCTCACCTGTAGAAGCGTCATAAACAAGTTTGTTTCTATATCTTGCCATTACATCACGTAGATATTGTTCAGCTTTTACTTTTGGTAAATTACCAACGTCAATCTTAAATATTCTTCTTTCTGGTGCTCTTGCTATTCTGTAAATAACAGTAGCGTCTTCTATCATTCTTAATTGATTAACAGGTTTAATCGCCTTATGTAAATAAGACAAAACCATATTCTTGTTCTGATCAATTAATCCTGATGGACAGAATGCAATTGTATCTGGCGCTATCTTAATACCAGATTGTCCAGTTGTACCTGATAAACCTCTTTCGTTATATAAGAAGTATTCCACATACTCATCAACAACAGCTAAACTATTTAATGATGATGGCATTGGAGTGTCAGGTCTTTTCTTTCTGATCTCTCTAATCTTTTTGATCTTTCTTGGATCAATATATTTTAATTCTGTGATACCTTTTTTAGGACTTTCTCTATCAATAACTTTTTGATAAAATATTCTACCATCTACGTACCATCTTCTAAAGATGTCGTGTCCTTTGGTATTGAAGTTCATTAACTTTAAAACTTCTTTAAATTCGTCTTCTATTTTCTTTCTAACTTCTTTTCCGTATGGTAAATCTGTTAGATTAACTCTTACTGCGTCTTTCAATTCATTTGCGACAATTGCTTCATTGACAATATCTTCGATTGCCATATCGCACTCGGGGTGTAATGAGATTTCTCTATATCTTCGGATTAAATCAGCTTCAGTTTTGGCCGTACCTTCCATGTCCAGGTATTGACCAAAGTAACCACCAGCGGCGATGGTTTGTGTACCATCATCCGCTGGAGCTACAGTAAAGCTTTGTTTTGGATCCGACTGCTTTTTCAGCCTTGTGATAGAAAATCCAAATAGTTCAGCCATTATATTACCTCTTAATTATATTGGTAATACTTATCCACTTAAAATTAAGTGGTTGTATTACTTTCAAAGTATTGATACGCAAATGTTACTGAAAATTCTTCAATAGCAGTTGCTTCATCAAAGTTCAAGTCAATAGCAGCAATGTTGATTGGATACAATCCTCTTAATGTATAAGATTTAATTGTATTTCCGTTTCTATCTAAGTGGTCAACAAAAGCATCAACTTGATAGTCAACTGGATTTGTTAATCCTTCGTTGTCTGTCATATTGTTGATACCATTTTGCCATCTTTCGAAAGCGTTTCTTAACTTAAAGTTAGTATCGTTAAGAACAGTTACGGACCAATCTTCAAAGGTTCTATCACCAGCGATTTTAATTTGTCTGCCACGGAATGGAACATTAATGTTACCAACTACCATTGCAGGAATTGTTGTCGCTCTACATAAAAAAGCTAAGTCTTCGATTTCACCACCCACAGCAGCGTAACCTGGAAAAGGCATTGTTACCTTAAACTGGTTTGCTCTTGCACCACCGCCAGCGAGTTTAGCTTTAAAATCGTTAATATTAGGCATAGTTATTTCTCCTTTTTATTAACCAGCTACTTCGTCAAAGCTGACGCCAGTTCTAGTTGCAACGAATTGTAAAGTGATAAAGTTGATACTTCTAGCAGGTTTAATGAAAATCTCCGCTATAAATTCATTTCTATCAATTACTTCGCCTGTGTTGTTAGTTTCATCACACACTACTAAGAAGTCTGTGATACCTCTACGACCTTGTACCTCTCTAAGGAAAGGCTCTACAATGTTTCTAAAGTTCGCTCTTGTAAATTCATCATTGAATTCAAACAATTGGAATTTAGAAGCAGTTGAAATTGCCTTCTCTAAAGTGATAAACAGTCTTCTTACATTG